CTCGACTATATCTCCCCGATGCAGTCCGAGACGATGCTGGACAGTCCTTTTAAGACCCGACCTGATCCAAGTCAATGACAGATAAGCCCAGAAGGTCCAAAGCCCTGCGAGGGGCAACCAAGCCAAGGCTTCACAGTCCACTTCTCAAAGGCGAAAACAAGCTGCAAGATGTAAAAGACCTATGCGCTATCGTCAAGATGGATCTTATGCCGTGGCAGGAATATGTGTTAAAGGACATATTGACTGTGGACAAAAAAGGCATGTGGGTTCGTAAGACAAACCTGATTCTGGTAGCCAGGCAGAATGGCAAGACACATCTGGCGCGTATGTTAATCCTTGCTCACCTTATTAAGTGGAACACCAATGTCCTCATCATGTCCTCTAACAGAAGCATGGCACTAGATACCTTCAGACAAGTCACTCACCTATTGGAGACCAATGACCACCTTAAAGGATTCGTTAAACAGATCCGACACGCCAACGGAACTGAAAGCATTGAGATGTTATCTGGAGCAAGGCTTGATGTTGTTGCAGCAACTAGAGACGGCTCTCGCGGTCGATCCGTCAATGGATTGCTCTACATCGATGAAGTCCGAGAGATCACAGAAGATGGATTTAGAGCTGCTACTCCTACAACTAGAGCTCACCCAAACTCTCAGACGCTTCTTACCTCTAATGCAGGAGACGCTTTCAGCACTGTACTCAACGACCTACGAGAAAGAGCCATTGACTACCCGCCTAAGTCCTTTGGATTCTACGAGTATTCTGCGCCACAATATTGCAAGATAACTGACCGCGCAGCTTGGGCTATGGCTAACCCTTCTCTGGGCTACACAATTACAGAGGAAGCGATTGAGGAAGCGATTGCTACAAGTCCGATTGAAAATACTCGGACAGAGACTTTATGCCAATGGATCGACTCACTTAGCAGTCCTTGGCCGCATGGCATACTTGAGGACACATCTGATAACACGCTTGAAATGGCTCCTGGGGCTTATACTGTATTCGGTTTCGATGTCAGTCCTTCCAGAAGGAACGCATCTTTAGTCGCTGGACAATTACTTCCAGATGGCAGGATTGGCATCGGGATCCTTGAGACTTACAGCTCTCAAGTTGCCATTGATGAGTTAAAGATGGCGGCAAGCATAAAGGGCTGGTGTGACATTTATAAGCCACGCCTTGTCTGCTTTGACAAATACGCCACCCAGACCATCGCAGATCGCTTGGCTAATTCTGGAGTTATGGTCGAGGATATTTCAGGGCAACAATTCTACAAGGCTTGCGGTGATCTACTAGAAGGCTTGGTCAATCATCGAGTAGTTCACAATGGCCAGCAAGAACTAATTCAACAGATGAATAACTGTGCAGCTAAGGTAAACGACAGCGCGTGGCGCATCATCAAACGCAAGTCAGCAGGTGACATCTCAGCTCCTATCGGCTTGGCTATGGTGGTTTCCAAGTTGATGATCCCTCAACCTAAGCCACAAATTTATACTTAGACACACCCATACCACATTGTCTAATTGCTTGACAAATGCTATAGTTTCTGTCTATGGGTAAATTATTGCAGGCGTTTGGGCTAGAGCCTAAGACACAATTACAAGCTCAAGCAGCACCTCAGGTATTGGGTGAATATTCACCTTATGCCATGCCGTTTCAAACTGCATTTATTGGCAGAACAGAAGCTATGTCTGTACCCGCTCTTATGCGTTGCCGCAATCTATTGGCTGGAACTATCGGAGCAATTCCTTTAGAGCTGTATAGAAAATCTAACAATCAAGAGCTTGGATCTCCTGCATGGTTAGAGCAACCTTCATATTCACAGCCACGATCTGTAACTATTGCCTGGACTGTTGATTCATTACTTCTGTATGGTCAAGCCTTCTGGAAAGTCGTAGAAGTTTATCAAGAGGATGGCAGACCATCTCGCTTTGAATGGATCGCTAACAATCGAGTAACGATTACTCTTGATAGCACTAACACTTTTGTCAGATCTTACGCAGTCGATGGAATTACATTACCAATGGACGGCTTGGGTTCTCTTGTTACATTCCAATCACTAAGCGATGGCATCTTAACTACGGGTGCTTCAACAATTCGCGCAGCTATTGATGTTCAGAAGGCAGCAGCAATCGCAGCAGCAACTCCAATGGCAACTGGTTACATCAAGAACACAGGCGCAGATTTAGATCCTAAAGAAGTATCTGGGCTTTTAGCTGCATGGCGTAATGCTCGCAATAATCGCTCAACTGCATACCTAACATCTACTTTAGAATATACGCCAGTCTCATTTTCACCTAAAGACATGATGTACGGAGAAGCAATCTTTAATCTTGCTACTGAAATTGCTCGTTTATGTAATGTACCTGCTTACTATGTTTCAGCAGATCAGAATAACTCTATGACTTATGCAAATGTGCAAGATGAGCGTAAACAATTCTTAACGCTATCTCTACAGCCATTCATTACAGCGATTGAAGATCGCCTATCTATGGATGATATTACTGCCCGTGGAAATGTAGTGAAGTTTGACATCGATAAGAACTTCCTACGCACTGATCCACTAGCTGAACTAGCAGTGATTGAAAAACTTCTTAGCTTGAACCTTATTACCCAGGAGCAGGCTCTGGAAATGACTGACTTAACACCTAACGGAAGCATGGGTCTAGAATGAACCAAGTAGTTACCTTCTCAGCTGAACTGACAGCAGATTCAGCAAGTCGCACAGTATCAGGCAAGATTGTGCCTCTTAATGTTGAAGCAGGATCGACAAACATGGGCAAAGTAATCTTTGAATCTGGCTCTATTGATATTGCAGATCCTAAAGCGATTAAGTTGCTAAGCCAACACGATACTAAGAAGCCTCTTGGTCGCATGGTGTCATTTAGCGAATCAGAAGATGCAATCGATGCAGTATTCTCAATCAGTCGCTCACAGCGCGGCACAGAAGCTCTAATCCTTGCAGAAGAAGGATTACAGTCAGGTTTAAGTATCGGAGCAGAAGTGCTCAAGTCAAAGATCAAGGACGGCGTGACTTATGTATCCGCTGCTCGCTTGGTCGAAGTAAGTTTGGTAACAGAGCCAGCATTTAAGTCGGCTCAGGTTACCGATATTGCAGCAGAAGAATCTGCTGTAGAAGAATCAATCCAACCAACAGAAAGCGAGACAGCCACCGTGGAACAAACCACTCCAGCAGTCGAAGCAACACCAGTTGAAGCACCAGCGGTTGAAGCTGCTCGCCCAACTGTTTCAGCAGCATACTACACAAAGCCACGCATTGAAGTTACAGCTGCTAAGTATGCAGAAAACTCAATCCGCGCAGCACTAGGAGACGAGTCAGCTCGTCAGTACCTACTAGCAGCAGCAGACACAACAGACAATCAAGGTTTGGTGCCCACCCGCCAATTGTCAGAAATCATAAACCCGCTAGGTACAACAATCCGTCCATCAATCGATGCAATCTCTCGCGGAGTGCTTCCAGATGCAGGTATGACTTTCGAGATCCCACGCATCACACAGATGCCAACAGTTGCGATCGAGCCAGAAGGCGATGCATTTAGCGACACAGATCAAAACTCAAACTTCCTATCTGTAACAGTACAGAAGTATGCAGGACAGCAGACATTCTCTGTTGAATTGCTAGATCGTACATCTCCAGCATTCTTTGATGAGCTAGTCCGCAACATGGCAGCAGCTTACGCAAAGGCAACTAACGCAGCAGTAAACGCAGCGTTGATCGCAGGAGCAACAACAGATGCAACAACAGTTGCAACATACCCAACAGCATCAGAGCTTCTAGGAATTGTTGCTCGCGGTTCTGCTTCTGTTTATGGAGCAACAGCAGGCTTAGCAAATCCATTTGCTCGCAACATGGTCGTATCAACAGGACAATGGTCAAACATCATGTCTCTAAACGATGCAGGCCGTCCAATCTACACAGCATCACAGCCAATGAACGCAGGCGGAGCAGTTGCACCTACATCATTGACAGGTAATGTTGCAGGACTCAACCTATATGTTGATCCTACAAACGCTGGCGATAGCGATGGAACAATCCTTATCGTAAACCCAGATGCTTACACATGGTACGAGTCACCAACATACCGCCTTCGCGCAGAGTCAACAGCTAACGGATCAGTAACAGTCGGTTACTACGGTTTCGGAGCTATCGCAACTAAGGTTGCAGCTGGCGCATTCAAGAACAACAAGGCGTAACAAACTCACTAAGTCGCTCTAGGGGGTCAGTAGCCCTCTGACTCCCTAGAGTCTTATGAAAGGATCATCATGGCATTGACAACAGTTGCAGAGCTTCGTAGCACTCTCGGAGTCGGTACGCTGTATCCAGATGCCACCTTGCAGGAAGTGTGTGATGCCACAGATGCAGTCCTACTTCCTATGCTATGGGCTAACACTAATTTTGCCGTGTCACATAAGAACACAGGCACAGTAGGTACGCTTTACTTTGATGAGTCAGTTGAAGGCATTTACTATGTTGGTCAGACTGTAGTAATTACAGGTGCAGGATCACACTTCAACGGCAACAAGACGATCACGGCAGTTGATGGCAAGAGCATTAACATAACAACAAATCATGTGAGCGATACACCTTTACATCCTTTTAATCCTTTTGCTACAGTCAAGGCTACTGAGTATCAAGACTGGGCAGATGATAAAGCCGTCCAGCAAGCAGCTTTAATGGTATCTGTTGAAATCTGGCAAGCGCGTACAGCCACCCTTTCAGGCAGTAACGCTGTCGATTTCCAGCCAAGCCCTTACCGAATGAGCGCACAGCTTCTCGCTAAGGTGCGAGGATTGATTGCACACGCACTAGACCCTCGCTCAATGGTGGGCTGATGCCTGTTGCCGTCACTACTCTTCGAACCACATTAGCCACTGCTCTAGTAGATAACGCTAAGTGGCAGACCTTTGCTTTCCCACCAGCAACAGTCCTGGCTAACTCTGTAATCGTGTCTCCAGATGATCCTTACCTGACACCTAGCAATAATCAGCACATCACTATTAGCCCAATGGCTAACTTCAAGATCATCATGACTGTGCCTTTGTTTGACAATGAAGGAAACCTTAACGGAATAGAAGATACCGTCTGTGGCGTGTTCGCTAAACTAGCAGCATCATCTTTGACCTATAATGTAAGCGCAATAAGCGCACCAAGTATTCTCAACGCTGCTTCGGGAGACCTTCTCAGCTGCGAGATGTCCGTATCAATACTCACGAGTTGGGGATAACAATGTCCGATTGGGATATAGAGAACGAAGCCTTCCTGAAAAAAATCGGGCAGGTTAAGCCAGCAGCACCAGCACCAAAGCCAGTAACTACTACGAAAGACGAGGAATAATCTCATGGCTGTATTTCTAAACAACAAGGTCGGCGTGAAGATTAACACTGTCGATCTTTCTGACCATGTCACAAGCATTACCCTAAATCGCACATTTGATGAGCTAGAAGTTACTGCTATGGGTGACACAGCACACAAGTTCGTTAAGGGCTTGGAAGCATCATCTGTAACAATCGATTTCCTAAACGACACAGCTTCAGCGAATGTATTGGCAACACTACAGGCAGCATGGGGAACAACTGTAACCTGCGTATTCCTACAGGAAAAGGGAACAGCAGTCTCAGCAACCAACCCTCTGTACACTGTCTCACTTCTAGTCAATAACACAACAGACATCAATGGTGCTGTTGGTGATATGGCTACACAGTCAATTACATTCACTGCTAACTCAGCTGTTGCAGTAGCAACCACAGGCACATTCTAAACAAACTATAAAGGGGCAAACTCATGGCAAAACTAAAGATAGTTCGACAAGATGGAAGCGTACTAGAAGGCGAGATCACTCCAGCTGTGGAGTACTCATTTGAGCAGTACGCAAAAAAGGGCTTCCACAAGGCGTTCCGCGATGAAGAAAAGCAGAGCGATGTCTATTGGTTAGCATGGGAAGTAACACGCAGGTCAGGTGAAACTGTTAAGCCTTTCGGGATCGAGTTCATTGAGACATTACGCTCAGTAACTGTCGAGGACTCTGACCCTTTAGCTTAAAGCGCGATCTTCCATTCACCTATCTAATCGCTAGGCTAAGCATTAGGTTGGGAATCGCGCCACAGCAGTTATTAGATCTAGATAAGACCATGCTCGATGCATTAGTGCAGGGGCTCAAGGATGAAGTGAAAGAGGTGAGCGATGCCAGCAAGCGTAAAGGGCGGTATCGCTCTTAGAAAG